CCTATTCCTTCAGTTGGAGTAGCCATAAAGTTGGGGGGCTGGTCAAGTGAATCATTACAAGGCTTCGGCATAGAAATCGACCTCATGGAAGAGACTAATCCAGACCTCGTAGGTCTAAAATGATTTGTAAACTCGATATCATGGCGAAGCCTCGTATGACACGAAAGGATAAGTGGCCGCCTTTCAGAAAATGTGTGACTAAGTATTGGAAGTTTAAGGATGAATTGGTAGCCTGTGCAGAGAAAGAAGGATTTGTATTAGGCAATAGAATATACATGGAATTTCATTTAATGATGCCTAAATCTTGGAGTAAAAAGAAAAAATTAGACTTGCTGGGAGAACCATCTTTGTCTAAGCCGGACCTTGATAATATGATTAAAAGCGTGGGAGATTGTTTAAAGAAAGATGATCAGACTATCCACGAAATTATTGCCAAGAAGTTCTGGTCTGAAGAATCAATATTAGTATTGAGGAACTTATGAATGATCAAGAAAATATTCGAGAAATCGTAGAAAAAAATAAACTGGTGGTGGGGAAGACAGAAGCCTGTCCTTGCTACACTACTCCCGAAAAAGCAACGTGGAACGAAAAAGAGTGGGAAAAACATTGGGCAGCTCGGAGGAAGGGCCACCAGAGTATGTTGGCACGGCTGCATAAAGAAGCTAGAGAATGAAATTCGAGATAAGAAATGATGTGGATATGCTGTTAGTGGGACGGCATAGGTTATTGTTAAGTGAACACCATGCATATGCCAAGGCTGGTAGAAAGAGATTTATAAAAGGAAAGGAGGCAATAGCAAAAAGAAAGGAAATGGCAAGACTCTTAAATAAACATTCTAAGAATACTAACATTTTAGACAAGGGGAGAATAACAGAATGAAAAATGAATCGAATCCAGAAGTAAGAATGCAAGGGATAGGTGGAAGTGATGAGTATAAGATTAAGTCTGCTCCAACTGAATTATGGCAACAGAAAATTGGGGCAAAGCCACCAGCAGATTTATCAAATATTGAAGCGGTGCGTTGGGGGACAATACTTGAAGAAGTAGTTCTTCGAGAACTCTCAAGAAGAATTGGTAAAAAGATACGGATGATGAGCCGAACTATCCGCTCAAAAGAAGACCCTATCTTCCAGTGCCACCTTGACGGCAAGGTGGTGGGTGAACCCATTGGAGTTGAAATTAAAACAACTGGTTTGTGGATGGAAGATAAATGGGGGGAAGAAGGGACTGACGAGATTCCCCTACCATATTATTATCAAGTCCAGCATTATCTTTACTGTACTGAACATCTTGGGTTTAAAAAATTTATAGTTGCTGTCCTTATTGGTGGACAAAAGCTAAAAATTTATACTGTCAGAAGAGATAAGAAATTTATCAGGGAGATGGTAACTGATGCTAGAATTTTTTGGTACAACCATGTCTTAACTAAAGTAGCCCCACCCCCTCGCTCAATCACAGATTGTTTGCTCCAGTTTCCAGAGGCCGAGGAAAAAGAAATGATGACTGACCCATTTATCACTAACCTCATTGGTTCAGGGAATACTATCAAGAAAAAAATTAAAGATTTGAAAGGAGACTTAGACGATATTTCAAAGGAACTTATGTGTGTAATGAAAGATTCATCCGCAATAATTAATCGACAGGGAGATAAGCTGGTTACTTGGGTAAACTCAAGCCGAACCTCCCTTGATCAAAAACAGTTTGCCCTCTTGCATCCAAATCTGTTTGCAAAATTAAAACAGGTTTCTAACTTTAGAACATTTAAAATAAAGGAACAATGAAAGATTTGAAATCATCAGGAATAAATACATCGACAATTACTTTACTTGCGATTGGAGAACCAGGATCAGGTAAAACCACTTTCTGTGCCGACTCATTTGAAAAGAAAGGGACTGCGTTAGTCTTTGACTTGGAAAATGGTTCGCTGGGACAGAACGTAGACAGGCTGTCTCTCTATGGAAAAGACTTTGAAGTTCTCATGTCTGCCCTTGGAGAATTTTATGAGGGTAAACTGGGTAAGTACCCAAGGATAGTTATCGATAGTTTGGATTGGGTGGAACGTATTATTTTAGCTAAAGTGTGTAAAGAAAATGGAGTCAAGGATGCCACGGATATTCCTTACTTTAAAGGATATTCCTATGCACTTCAATACTGGAGCAAGTTGTTACAGGCTTGTGACATGATTAAAAGTAAGGGTGTGTCTATTTGCATGACTGCACATACTGCAATAATCAGAATCAACGATCCCCTGCATGAAGAATATTCCTCCCATGGGATTAAGTTAAACAAACACGCCAAAGCATTATTGACTGAATACGTTGATATGATTGGCTACGTTATAGGAAATGAAGTTATTACCAGCCGTAAATCCGATTCCTTCGGGAAGGTGGAGTACACGGCTTCGGGAACTGGTGAGCGGAAAATTTGTTTCGCCCCGAATCCTGCCTACGAAAGTAAGACTCGTATTGCAGGAATACCAGACGTTATGCCCCTTGAATGGTCGGCATTCGAGGATGCAATAAAATCGGCTGGGGGAACTCAGTTAAATACTAATCTGAAAAAGGAGAGTAATGTTTAAATTCGATGCAACAGACCTCGCTCCCTCAACTGAACTTAAAGGAGACTTTGAGCCAATTGAGAAAGGTATTTACGGAGCAGTGGTTAAAGAGGCTGTACTCACACCCACCAAAGCTGGTGATGGTGAGTATATTAAACTGCGTGTAGATATTACGCATGGTGAACACAAAGGCCGAGTCATATTCCATAATATGACTTACTCTAATCCTAATGAAATTGCAACGCAGATAGGAAGGCAACAGCTTACTGATCTCTGCTATGCAACAAAAGTACTCAAGCCTAAATCTACTGAGGAACTTTGCAATATACCTATCATTGCCAAAGTTGGTTTTGTCAAGCCGAAGAATGGCTACGATGCAACCAATGATATTAAGAGCTTTAGAAAGTTTGATGAAGCTCTCCTGCCAAAAGAAAGTTCAACTCCATTTATCAAGGCATCGAAAGATGCCGATGATACTGCTCCTTGGAATGAGGTGGCCTGAGTTACTTACACGCATTCAGGTATAGTCTGAGTCTATCTGGATGCGTGTTAAAACAACGGCAGCTATGGCAAAGAAGCTGATTTACAATAAACTAGGTTACAGTGAGAATAGAGCCAGACACAGAAGCCACCAGCTTAGATATAAATTTGGCATAACTATCGAGGACTATAATCGTATCTTGGATTCCCAAGGAGGAACTTGTGCGATCTGCGATAGAAAAAATTCTACAAGAAGAAAAGGAACCCATAATAAACAAGCTATTCCTATGGCACTTTCGGTTGACCATGATCACAAGACAGGTAAAATCAGAGGGTTGTTATGCAATGGCTGCAACACTTGTTTAGGTAGGTTTAGAGATGACCCTGCCTTATTTGAAAAAGCAATAGAATATTTAAAGAAATAAAAAATGTCAACACAATTTAATCATAAAGCCTACCTAGCCTGTGACGAGAAAGCTAAGACTGCCCTACGTAAATTTTTAGACAGGATGGGAATTTTTACGCTCATATTTGAAGACTATTCAGCCGATATTAAGTCCTTGGAAATGGTTGGTGGTAAATACGTGGAAGTCCTGCATGAAGTAGAAGTTAAGTCAAGTTATATTGATGAGTTTAAATGGGACACAGTACATATCCCAGCAAGGAAAAAGAAACTATTAAAAAACTGTTACACCACAGCAGGACTCCGAATTATATTTTGGGTTCTGAATAAGGACTGTACCAAAGGGATGATGATTGACGGCAAATATATGAAAGATGCATACATTGAGAATATACCGAATACTAGGAATCCTGGGGGGGAGGACTTTTATGACATCCCCATCGAACTTTGCAGGGAGGTGCGACTGTGTACTTGAGAGGTTACCAAGAGGAAGCAGTGAATGCTTTACTCACTCACGTACAGTATTCCCACGGAAACCCATGCGTAAGTATCCCCACTGGAGGAGGCAAGTCCATTATCTTGGCTGAATTTATTCGAGTCTGTCAGGAAAAGTGGAAAGGTATTCGAGTCATTGTATTAGCTCATGTTCAGGAGTTAGTTCAGCAAAATAAAGATAAGATGCTGATGGTGCTGCCAAAGGCTGATGTTGGAATCTACTCTGCCGGATTGAAGTCAAGAGATACTGAACCGGATATCCTGTTTGCAGGAATTCAGTCTGTGTACAATAAAACGTATACTGACATAGGTGGTAAGGATTTAATAATTATAGATGAAGCTCACCGCATACCCCCTGATGGTGAAGGAATGTACCGCCACTTCCTGACCGAGCAGTGGAAACTCCAAACATCAAAGAAAAGACAGCCGAGAATAATTGGCTTGACTGCAACACCATTTCGCATGAAGTCAGGATTGCTCTGTGGTAAAGGTGAAATTTTAAATAAGATAGTCTATGAGGCTAATATCCAGAGCTTGATTGCAGACGGATACCTGAGTAAACCTATCAGTGAAAAAACTACACATAGAGTCAAGCTCGATAACGTGAAGATTCAGGCTGGAGATTTTGTTGGTGGTGATCTTGACTTACTCTACGCTACAGATGATCTAGTGAATCACCATGCACAGGAAATTCTTGAAGCTGGTGAAAAACGGAAGGGCTGGTTGGTGTTCTGTTCTGGAATCAATCATGCAGAAAAAATAACGAAGGCTCTTGAAGAATTAAATGTGGAAGTTGGATTGATCCACTCACTAATTTCAAAGGAAGAACGGAAGTTAATATTGCTCAAGTTCAGTGATAAAAAAATACAGTGCATCGTAAATGTCTCTGTCCTGACGGAAGGATTCGATGCTCCGCACATTGACTTGATTGCTTTGCTCCGTCCTACCAAGTCCCCTGGTTTGTATTCGCAAATGTGTGGCAGGGGGCTTCGGGTTTTAGAGGGAAAAGAAAATTGTTTAATCCTTGACTTTGGGCAGAACATCTCAAGGCACGGACCAATCGATAATATTAATGTCGAGAAGAGAGATCACGGAGAAGGTGATGCACCTATGAAGACCTGTCCTGAATGTGGTTTTTCGGATATCCCTGCCTCTGCACGTTACTGCCCTGAATGTGATTTTTATTTTGAGTTTGTTGAGACAGTCTTGGATGCAAATGCCTCGAAGGATAAGATACTGAGCGAGGCAGTCTGGCATGAAGTGGATCGGGTACGTTACGAACATCACTTTAATAAGTTTAAAGGTTCAGAAACGATGAGGGTGGATTACGTTTGTGGACTTAGGAAGTTCTCAGAGTGGATTTGTTTCCAGCATACAGGATATCCTAGACTGAAAGCAGAGCAGTGGTGGAATAAATGTTGTGAGAACGAAAGAGAACCACCTAAAAATGTGATCGATGCAGTTGAGGCAGCACAGAGTGGAGGACTGCTCGAACCAATTGCTGTCTTAGTACATGAGCATGGGAAGTTTCCAAGTATTTTAGAAGCTAAATTTATTTAACCTAAACGTCTGGAGAGCCGTGAAAATATCCTATTATTATGGAGGGGCATTCGATAAGACCCCTGTTGCAAAAGAAATTAAAGCTTGCTTTGAAGAAATTAAGAATGGTAAACATAAAAAAAGAATTGAGACTTGTAGAAAGAAATTAGAAGAGGGAGACAAGGCTGGATACGATAATTTAAAACGAAGGATTCCTGCAATTACTGTATCGTGTCTGGCAAAAGGAAGGAAGGGAGA